CTTGTAAATCAGCTCCAAATTGTTGTTGCATAAGAGTTGTCAATGCTTGACGTACATCTTGACCACGAGTTTGTGCAGTATAAAATACGTTACTATTTTCAATCCACGCATCAACGAAAAATGGTGAAAGAGTAAATGGTATAGAAGATTCTTCGGCAATGTTTGAACCAATAGGATTTGTAGCTGTTCCTTGGTGAGTTCGCATTGTACGACGTTTAACGCCAAGTTTATCAATAGAACCTGTTGATGATTTAGCAAAGTAAGGTGGCAATTTTTGAAGAGTTGCTTGTCCAGAAACGACATCCAAAACAAATGCACGAGCATTGTCAGAGCGAAGTGTTACATCGTTACCTGCTTTAGAAATAGCAGCAAATTGTTTTTGTAAAAGTTCTGTATTGTTCATATTGGTTTTCTCCTTTAGTCTTCAATTGGGAAAAGTGCATCAACATAGCTTGGTGTTGCTGACTTTTTAACTGTTTCTGAAATAATTTCATTAGCATTGCTGACACGAGCTTTTTCAAGAGCTTCAAGACGTCCAGCCATTGGAGCAATTGCTTCAGAAACTGCTTTTGCTACTGCTTTTGCATCAAGTGCTGTTTCTTCATCCGCTTTGTCTGTTTTCTTTTTACCGTCAGCATTAGGGTCTGCATTAGGGTCTTTTGTAGCTTTTTCTAACGCTTCCAAACGTTCATTGATTGGTGCAAAAGCTTCACCTAGAGCTTTTTTAAGTTCTTCTTGAGTCATTTCGACTTCCTCCTGTTTTTTCAAATTAAAAAAAAACTTAACTGTATCAATTAGTCCTTTTGATTTCACTATTCCATTACCTTCTTTTAACTGGTTTATCACATCAATGAATTCATTGGCTTCAGCTATAATACTATCGTAAGTATCTGGTAATTCTTCATCGCCATCCCATATTAATCGATTTGCGGTTTGATAAAATGCATCAATCGCAGCAATTAAATTTCTTGAAGGTTCATTCCTGATATAACGATCTTTAGTCTGTTTCTTGACTTCTTCAACCTCTGCTGTTCCAGCAAGAGAGTATCCTGTAAATTCTCCCTTTTGGATTGATTCCCAAAGTTCATCTGTAGCTTTTGTTACAAGAACCCAAGTTCCCTTAGCAATAGCAGTATCACCTACGGTCATATCACTTGGAGCGACATAACTTTCAACAACTTTTCCAGCACTCGTTTTAAAGTCATGTTGCTTATCAATGTTTTGATATTCTTCCATGAATCCATGTGCTGCTTTTTCAATCGTTTCAGCGTCCATAAAATCGCCATGTGCATCTTCAACATTAGGCTCATAGACAACGCCATAAACTAACTGTTGAGGGTCATCTGACTTTGTTAAAAGTTTTACTGTCGTTTCAAAAGTTGGTTTACTAGCAGATTTAGTCAAAAAGAATTGCTTTTTATTTGCTGCTTTATCAACATACGAAACATGGGTAACTTTTACATTTTCTAGCTTTCGCATTTTTATCCTTTCTGTTTAATTTTTGGTGTACTTGTCAGCAAGTACAGGATTCATGAAACAGTGACAGCTGATAGAATTACCTGGCGATAATTGAGGGTCCCTTGGATACCTCGCTCTTTCGCCATCAATAATAAAGAAATCATCAACTGCAACAACTGTTCCGTCTGCCTGTCCATGTGACATTCTCGGTTCTCCTATACCACTAGTATGCCTCCATTCCTTTCCAACTATGTTCGGATTGGACATCATCGCTTCATACTGAGAGCCTGAGTACATTCTCAAGACCTCAGTAATTGATGTGGTTCTTGCTCTACTATGTCCAAACTCGTCTAGTTTAGAGAGGTTTCGCTCTAGCCATCTAATGCCTTTTCCATCGTCATACGAGGTTTGAACAAGAGAAATAAATTTCTCTTTAGAAGTTAAGTCCATTAATTTAGGTAAACCTTTAAGCCATTTATCAATTTCTTTTGAATGACGGCTTTTAGGGTTAAATTCACTATTTCCTTTATATTTGCTATTGAATTTATCAAAAAGTGATACATAAGAAAGTTTTATTTTAGGATTTACTCTTTCGGACATTTTACTAATAAAAACTCTAGCTGCAAGAGCTGCTAAAATCATTTTCCGACTTGGTTTTTTATCTTTCTGAGCTAATTCTTCCAAGATTGGCGCAACTTGCTCATAATCTTCTTGAAGTATATCCTCTAATTCCTGTTCAATATCAGATATATTATCAGCAAGAGTTTCGGTAAAGCTAAAACCAGCTTTTCTTAAAAGTTTAATCAGTTCTTCTTTTTCCTCCGCTGATAATTCTAAGGATTTTTGAATTAATTCAGCATCATTCATCACGCGCCCTCCGCATTATTTGACGGATGCCTGCTGCTATCTCTGCCCCTGTTTCTGTGCCATACGCTTTAGATAGGTCAACACTATCAGAATTTAGCCCGTTTTGAGCGTTAGACTGTTTGGTTGGTAAATTATACTCCTCGCCCTCAAAGTTCTCTAAAGGCAAGCCAAGAACATCAGATAGAGGACCGCGTAAATCATTTGGAGCAACAGAACCAGCAGAATTTGCAACTTGTATAAACTTAGTAACATCATCCATGTTCTTAATTTTTGGCGCTTTAAGATAAACCTCAACATATTTAAGGTCATACTCTTTAAATAAAGAATTAATCCGCCAAGCATAAGATTCACGTAAAGGTTGAAAAACTTGTTCCTCTGTCAATTCTTTGGCAGTCTCAGCGGTGTTTCGGTTGTAATCAGTAGTCTTTGCCACATATATCGGAGGAAGCCTGAACGCCCCTAAAACAGCTTGAGTGACATTCTCGTCATATTCAAGGAAAAGTGCATCTTTTTGTAAAACATCAGCAAGATGTTCAACTCTAATTGATGGCTTGCTTTTATCTTCTCCGTAGCCTGCCGCTTCTTCTCCTGGAGAGACTTTTTCGGCTTCTATCAGAATAAATTTGTGTTGATTTTCTTCCCCACCAATTGATTCAGCATAGCTCTTTAAAGTCGCCTCGCTTGCTTGTGTAAGTTGAGCATTTTCGAGCATAATTGCTAGAGGAATGTGCCGACCTTGTACAAAATAACGATAATTAAGCTCATCGGCTTTACGATTACCAATAATTTTAATCAATGGCCCAATCCATCTTGGAACGCCATACGGGCTTTGGAAGTCTCCAATTTTAATGTGAATGACTTCAGTTGCTGTTCCATTGCCAATAGAACCATTCGTATCAAGTGGCGTTGTATCACCGTAAGTCTTAAACCAAGTCCCAGAATTTACGGAGCTATCATCTGAGTTGTCACGATAATTAAAATATCTAACCTTAATTTGTTGCCCTTGGTCATTAGTGACTACATTCTGCTTGGTAACTGTCATAAATTCAGGCTTGATTGAATCAATTCCTACAACATGGCCAACGCCATTTCTGATTACTTCAAAATATCCATTCCCGCATTCTTCAACTTGACGAATAACCTCTTGAATAATTTCTTTAGGCGGACGTTCAAAGCTTAATTCATTGAGTAATTCTGTAAGAACATCCCATTCTGCTTTTGTTTCCTCATTTTCGTTGGAATCATCCATTTTGTATCTCAAATCAAGACCAAAACCTGCGACATTAGTCGCATAAGCTTCAATACATTGATTGAGGATATTGCTATTATCAACAACATCTCTCAATGCAGCAATATCATAAGGAGGACTAATTAAAGTAAAATCTCTTCTAAAACTCTGCTCTCCATTTTCGCTTTTGATAACAGAAGCTAATACCCTGCTTTCATCTGCCATAATAGCCTGTTTCTTTAAACCTTTGGGAATTCCACCAGACTTCCCACCACTAATAATTTTAGATGTCAATTTATCACCTCCCTAAAATGCTGTTGTTCTATTTTCTCTTCTTGTGTGTACTGGCCTTTTATCTAATCTGACAAGTGCCTGAGTCATACTATCCACATCATCATCATGCGCTCCATTTGGAAAAGCAGTCAACTCATCAAGTATCTCGTCACTGTATGATTTCCATAGTGGATGTGGCAAATAAACGTTGCCAGCCTCCCATAGAGGAGATACTGCCTGCGCTCTTACTTCTTTACCACCTTGTGGATTTACTGGTACTATACCTTTTATTTTCTTCTGTAGCATTTCAATTACTGCTGATCCGTTGGCTTTATCCTCAATAAGTTTTCCAATAGCTTCTGGATGCTTAGCTGTCATGACCTCAATAGCTTTCATAGTATCAACAATCCCCATTCGCTCATGGTGACGGTCTAACAGATAGTTTTCTACACCAGCACGCGCCCATACTTGACCGGAAACAAAGTCAGATGTGTTTTTATCTTTGAATGTGCAATCCCATGACTGCATTTGAATATCAAAATGACTTGGCATAACTTTTACATCGTCGCCAAGTCCTAATTTAACTTTCATTTCGAGTGTAGGCACATAAAACTTAGCCCATGACCGTTTAAAAATATCCCCGCCAGCTGGTGTTGGTCTTTGTTGATACAAAGCTGCCCAACCGCGAGAGCCAGTTACTTCTTTAGTTTGTCTTGCCCACTCTTCATCTTTCCCGATTTCAGGAGCAAGAGATTCACCAATTTCACGATTTAATAAGTCATTTTCTTCAGCGACTGCTGGTATTTTTATTTCAATCCATGGTAATTTATTTTCTTTAAGAAGTCGTCCTGCTAAATCATCCTCATGCCATCTAGTCATGATAACAATAACAGAACCATCAGCAGATAAACGGGAGTAAAAGGTATCTTGCCATTCGCTATATATTTTGTCACGAATAGTTTTAGATTCCGCCTCAGCCCTATTTTTTATAGGGTCATCTATAATAAGTAAATTTGAACCACGACCTGTAGCCCCACCTAAAATTGATGTACTGTAAAGTTGCCCTAAATGTTTATCTATTCCCCACTCTGAAACACTGGCAGTATCAGAACTAATTTCTAAATCAAATAATTCTTTACTAAAAGTTCTAAACTTTTCTCGGTTTTTTCTACCAAACTTTTTATAAAGTTCTTCTGAGTAAGAAACGACCATTGCAAGTTTATCTGGATTCTTCATCAAATAATATGAGGGGAAAGATTCTGTAATGAATGTTGATTTACCGTGTTGAGGTGGCAATTCAACGATAATAAAAAGACGTTCACCGTCTGATATTCGTTGCAAATAAGGAGCAATATACCTTTGATGTCTTAACGGCTCAAAAGTACAGTTATTAGCATAGTAGAAATAATCAATATAATTTCTTCTAGCTAGCTCTTTAAGGGCCTCCTCACGAATTTTGTTCATATCATGTTCCATCAATGCCATTTGCTAACCTCCGAAGTTCTTCTTCTGTTAGGTTTTGCATAGGATTACGAACCCCAATATCACCAGAAATTTGTGTTTCTCGTTTATCTCGCCATTCATTTGGCTTACGATTTTTAAGCCAGAAAATAGCCGCGGTTGTATCTGGTGCAACCTGCTTAGTAACTTCTTTTGAGATAACCATTTCACTTTCAGAAGGTTCTTCTTCAAAAAGTTCCTTTATACTTAACGAAAAAGTTATCCACTTTTGAATAAGTTTAGCTTTATCTTGGGTATAAAATTCTTGCTTTTGAAACCACGAAAGCCACTGATTATCTTTTTTAGAAGAGTTGCAAGAAGCACAAGCTGGCACAACGTTAGCAATTTCTAACTCACCTTTTTGCTTGAGCGGCTGCAAGTGGTCTTTAGTCAGTTTTCCTGATTTTCCACAATAACAACAAACAGAATCAAAATAATCGATACAAGTCACCCATTGTTTTTCGGTAAGCTTACTTTGCCCGTCATGCCTTTTCTTTTGAGCTTCTGATGACATCCGTTCTTTAGTTACTTCAATAAATTCATAACCTAAAGCCCTTTTAAGTAGTGCATTTTCGACTTGAATATCAACAACTTCTTTACCCTTTTTTAGGGCCTCCAAAATCTCCAGATGACTTTTTTTCCAATTACCCAGAGTTGAAACAGCAATCCCCATATTATGAGCGATTTGCTCCTCTGTTAAGCCGTCTCTTGCCCAACCTTGAATCTTGAGTAAACCTTCTTCTAAAATCCATTCTTCATATTTAGCTTTTGCCATTTCTCCCCCTTTCTAAAAATCTACACAAAAAAACCGCTATTTCTAGCAGTTTTTATCACTTGGAGAATTATGAGTATTGGCTCGTCGTCTTAAACCATGATATAAGTATACCACTTAAAACACGGGGTAAAATTCAACGAATCATTCAAAAACATTTCACGATTTTACCACTTACAAATAAGGTCTAATCATTTCTTTAAAAGATTTGTTCCAATGCCATAATGTGGTAACACCTACAAACATCTCTTGAGCTACTCCGTACCATGTCATTCTTTGCTGGTAATGGAGTAGTAAAGCTTTTTTTGTCTCACTACATTCCACATCCCAGAACATATCAAGGATTTCTTTTTGCCTTTTCATTTTTCCGAGAATTCCATTGAGTTCATCTTCCTCAACTCTTAAAAATTCCGACTCTTGCGGTGCTATTCCAAGTGATTGTGTTCTAATCCCAAGATTATCTGTAGGTTTTCTAGCCCTTAAATCAAGCTCTCTAGCTTTGATATTTGCTGCTAACTTTCCCGTCAAGTAATCTCCAATAATTCTATCTAACTTATCTGCCATTAATCAAGTTCTCCTTTTGTGGTATAATTAAGTTAGAAAACTTCTTGCCGAAGCCCATTGCAGTGGGCTTTTTTGTTTAATTAATTAATTTAAAATATAATGATATTAGAAACGCAATTCCAAATAATATATTAAAGGTTGCAGTTCCAACACTTATTGGACTTCTTGGCTTTCCAATTGCGTAAGGCGTAACGAACATTCCAAGAATCAGTAATAGCACGTAGGCTATGATAATTATATTTGCAATCATTTTCCCTCCAGTTGAGTTTAGCGAGTTCCTAGCTCAGTATGTGATATAATGTAACTGACCAAAAATATTATAATAATAATAGAACTAAGTTGTTTACTAACTCTTGCACTCGAGCCTGGTCAGTTCGGGCTTTTTTATTTTGATATAAATTATTGTTCTGTGTGCTATAATATTTAAGACCAAAAATAAACTTCGCAATATTGTTCAGTATTTCGCTCAAGCTTGGTCAGCTTGGGCTTTTTTGTTTAATAAAGCCATCTATGCTTTTTATTATTTATTCTATCCCTCACATCCAAAGCCTTAATCATTGAGATTGGCTTTTTCTTGTGCTTAAATCGTGGAATGTTAACATAACCATAATGAGAAACATAAGAATCAAATTTCGTTTTATCTCCGCCATAAACATTAACCATAACAGCTTTTCTTCGTCTCATTCCACAACCTCCTCGATATAGGCAACTTTGAAAGCTCCGTTGATACCAGTGTACCAACCTGCATTGCTTTCAATTTCTTGTATTACTTCATCGAAACTATCGGCTTCAACAAGCTGGTATTTTGAACAAAATCCTCTATCTTTGTCCATAAGCAAGTTACTTAATAATCTAAATTTTTTCATCTCCACCTCAATCCATGTGTTTATCAAGCCATTTCATGATAAGTTTCACGATATAGCCACCTATCATTCCACCAATAAAGGCCAGTATAATGTCACTCATCATTCCTCCCCGAACACGTTCTCTGACTCGTCAAGGTCTGAGCGGTTGATAATTTTGGAATTAAAAACTTTAAAACATCGAACACATACTAAATCCTTATCATATAGTTCAGGCTTATGCCCGAACAGCTTACACAAAAGTTTCATTGGTTGTCCTCCAATCTGACATAGCGTGACATAGATTTCATCATACTTTCCAACATATGGAATTTTTCATGAAGAGCCACATTTTTTCTTTTGGGTTTTCTAATAACCTCAAGACCACCTTTTCTAATTGTTGGGATAATCACACCAACTCCAGAAAATAAATATGTTCGTAAAAGCTCATTATTTTCCTCAGTCAGTTTGTTCCAAAGCTCTCTAGGCATAACAAAGTAGTTGAAATCTCCTGAGAATGTTTTTTTAGCATTACTCATAAAATCAGGTTTTGAAACTTTTATCTCATAACATCTAAAAGTGTTCCCTTGATTCTCATAAGATACAAAATCAACCCGTTCGCTTGTTCCTTTAGACCAAGGATCACGTTTCCCAAATGTAACCTCAAAGCAAGAGTATTCTCCCAATTTATGCCCATGACTTTTAAACAAAAGCTCCTCAAGTTCCAATGTTTCTTTTGTTTTCATTCAATCCCTCCCCACCAGTCATTGACCAGCGATATTAGTTTGTCGGTCATTCTGTGATATCCTCTACTTTCATAAACACTAACCAATGAGAATATTTTCCTTTTTTATTTTTAGGTCTTTTCTGGCCAAATATTGGTTGAGCTGGAAATAATGGATATAACTTTGCTAAGGGAATATCAATGTCATTCCACTTGAAAATTAATGTCCCATTTTTCTTCAAAACTCTCCATGCTTCTGAAAATCCAGCTTTTAAATCTGCTTCCCAGTTCTCACGATCAAGACATCCATATTTTGCTTTGAGCCAACTATTATCTCCAGCATACTTAAGATGCGGTGGGTCAAAAATTACCTGGTAGAAAGAGTTATCCTCAAAAGGTAATTTTCTAAAGTCTGCAAGTGTATCAGGTTTAACATCTGTAACTCTAACATTCCCACGGTCTAAATTTGTAAAAGTACCTTCTCGAATATCACAATATTCAACATTTGGATTTTCTTTATTAAAATAGAACATTTTAGAACCACAGCACATATCTAATATTGGTTTCATCCCTCCCCCACTTTCACTAAATCAACTCCGATGGCTTTGCCTGCGAGGTAGGCGAACATTAGAGGGTTATTTCCATCATCCAACCACATAATTAAATCATCAGTGGGCCAACCTTGTGCTTCATCTTTCAGTGTATTCCAATTCATCTCTACTTTATCCAACTCATCCGCAATGCTTTTAGGAATCGTGAGCTGGGGTTGATTTAATAATTTTTCTGCATTTAATGCTCTCAATCGCCACTTGTTCGCTATATCTACTTCGCTAAGTGTATTAAGCGGTAGACCCAAACCCAATTCATTTTCTAGCTCATTCCAGCGTTCATTAACAACTCTCATCGCCGCTCCCTTCGAGTTTTTCACCACACATCGGACAAAAGCTTGGATAAATTCTATAAAATCTTTTACCTGTCATTTCATGCAAGTTATCCATAACTGCTTGTTCTGGTGTAAGTGGCTGTAATAACGGTCTAGCATATTGCACAACCCTCATATAATATTCACTTTTACATTGATTACAGCTCATCATCCCCTCCAATCGCTGCGAGTGCATCAATGGCATCTTTACGGATATCATGGTTTCTCTCAACGTAATATGTTTCTAGTTCATCACGTTCAGTTCTCCACTTAATGTTTGTCAGTGCCTTTTTCGCAGTGTTAAGCTGTTCTTGGAGTTCGATTTTGTCATCAATAAAACCTTTCATGCTTTCAATCAAAATGGTTGATTCTTTGATAGTTAAATTTATTCCATAGGTTAACTTTCTCTCAAGTTCTGATAAATCAATTTTCATTCTCCGTCCTCCACAGGCACAAGCTCGAAAGCTTCGTTATTTACAAAAGCACCGTCTGAAATTTTAGCAATTTCTTGTTCCGTAAATATATTTTTTACATTGTCATGGTTAGTCCAATCAAGGAACTTTTTGTCAACGAAAACTTTACCCGTAGCATGATTTAGCCATAAATAGTAATTACTAATTGTTGCATTCTTTAATTTCAGTCTGAACAGCTGCGGTTTTTCGACTTCATAACCTGTAATAGCTAAATGAGAAAGGATAAATAACTTATTATTTAGACCTCCAAAACCGAATCGTCTGTCTTTAAATTGAAAATCATTCAACCATTTAAGACCTTTGTTTGTCAAAATATCCCCTAAGTCACTAAATGTACTGTTATTATGGTTTTTCAAGTATTTAATAGCCTCATCAACATCTTCAGGCACGACTGGTAGGGCTTGCTGTTGGAGTTGGGATTTTAAATTAGCGATTTGAGATTCTAGTTTAGAACTTCTGATTACTTCCTTTTCATAGTTATCATTGAGACTACTATATTTATCCAATAACTCCTGAAACTCTTCGTCTGAGTGCCAGTTTTTGAAGTGATTTATAAGTGTATATTTTTTATATTCTGCTTCTGTAGTTAGTTCAAATTTGCACGGAACTTTATTAAATAATTCTTCTTCAAACTTAGTCATTTTTCTCCTCATTTCTCATATCACAATATTTTTGCGCTGCTTCGCGAGTTTCAAAAGTTCTGCGTGTTCCGTTGGCATCGCTACGTCTAACAGCTCCGAATCTACCGTTTACTTCTGCTTGGACGACCCATTCCTTAGTCATTTTTCGTGTCCTCCAATATAGCGATTAGTTCTCTACCACTTTTAATATTTATAATCTTTACTTTACGATAGAGGAATACAGGGCTAAATACTTTAACATCCTCACCATAACTAAATTGGATTAGAATATTACCACCAGTATCTTTTAAAATTACTGTGGTGTACTCTGTTATTACTTTTAGTAAACTTTCAACTGTCATTTTTCGTGTCCTTTCTATTTCACAATTCTTGAAATAATGCTATTGGCTTTCTTATCAGAGTATGGACCTACATATTCTTTTAAAGCATCAATAACACATTCTTTAGCGTACTCTTGCATTTGCTCTGGCGTATGAAGCTTATCAACTGGCTCTAATGCATATGGTAGACCGTCTGCCCATACACTTACTAATTTGACGCCCTCAATCTCGCTTAGTTTCATCTAGCTGCTCCTTATATCCCAGCTTCATCTAGCTCGTTCAAAATAATACGGTCTTTGCTATAGAAATCATCAGTGGATTTATATGCTTCTCGTTCCGCTTTTGAAAATGATTTTCGTTCTCCGTCAAGTTCAAAACACTCAACTTCTACAGTACTATCCTCCCAACTGACCGGTTCAGCGTTCAGCGCTAGTTCTTTTGCCTTTTCCATGCTTGAAACTACTCCAAGAACTACTTCTGTGTAGTCAGAATAAATCCCCTATGATTGAGTTACAATATATACTTTCATTTTTTCACCTCACTTCGTAGCATTGACAGCTTCGTCTGATAAGTCTTTCGTCTGTTGTGCATCAGTTACTGCTTGTGATAGCTCGTCAGTCTTTTGTTGAGCGGCAACTAGCTTTGCGTTCAAATCACTAATCTGTTGCGCCATGATCGCCTTATCTTGGTTCGCTTGATTTAATTGATTGGTAACATCAGATTTTTGCTGATTGAGTGCGTTCAGTTGATTTTGATAGCTAGCAGCTTGATTTTGCAAGTTTGAGTTGTCTTGATTGATTTGGTCTTTCAACTGGTTGATTTGGTTGTTTAATTGATTCAGTTGGTCTGAATATTGCTGTGAGCTATTATTAGCCTGTTTAAGCTGTTCGTTTCGGTCTAGCAAGCGTTGTTTCAAGATAGAGATGTTCTGTTGCACAGTGACCATATTTTGATGTCCTGCCCATGCATTAGCTGCATAAGCTCCAAAAGTTGCTGAACCAAAGATTCCTGCTGCGACTACTGCTGTTGTGATTAATTTTTTATTTGTTTTTTTCATTTTTGGTTTTTCCTAATTCTTTAATTTTTTTGTGAAAATCCTTGTGAAACCAAGGTTCGTCTTTATCACTTAATTTTTTAAGCGTTTCAGAGCCTTTACTCCTCATCAACTCTTTTTCTTTTAATGATTTCATTCCATTTTTCCATTTCACGTTTATTTTGCTTGATTTTCTTTGCAATTTTTTTGCGATGTTTATCTTTTTGCTTTGCTCTAGCAGCTTTTGGTATACGTGGCATAAAAACTCCTTTAATTTTTATCTGCTGACAGCTTACTCAGCGATTCTTGGCGAAGCTCTTCTAATTTTCTTAAATCTTCTGCCGTTGTTTTGTTTTTATATCTTGGGTTTGACCAATTAGGAGCTTTTTTGACTGGCTTTTGCTGCTGAAATTTATTCTGATTATTTTGAGACTTATTTTGAAAGCTCACTTCCTCAGCTTTTGCCTGCACAAGTGTTTTTATTCCTGAACGATTCCAAGATTTTAGAATGCCTTGTGCATAGGCATACTCACGTTGTCTTTTTACCGCTCGTTTGACTGCTTCAATGATTAACTCAAGTCCATAATCTTTTAAATCAGCTTTCAAGTCATCATAAAGAATTGGTTTTACTATTCCAAAGTTTGCTTGATAAAGTTCAATTAAGTTTTGAAAATCTGTCTTCTCAT